CTTCATTTAAACATATTTCTAATGTTTTATTAATATCACAATTTACTGTTACAACTTCATTATTAACATTATTCTTGGCGATTTCATAATTATTTTTTATTACTTGCCATTCTGGGGAATATTGTAAATAACTATCTTTTTTAATTTTATCTAAAAAATCATTATATTCTTTTTCTGCCTTGTCATATTGTTGTTGAAAAGTTGTTTTACCATCATTTTGTAATGGTGTCTCTATAATACTATAGTTTACATCTATACAAGTGTCTATAGGTTGATATTTCCCCGTTAAAGAATTAAATGTTAATTGTGTTGTAAAGATATCTGAATCATTACTAATACCATTAAAAATACCATAATTATAGTTAATGAAATAATTTTGTACTATAGTATCTGAACTTACTGTAACGGTTGGTTCACCATTAAAATTGGGTACATAACATTTACTAAAATAATGTAAATATTCACTACCACCATCATATGGTCCAATATGTGGATTATTACCATCTAAAATAGAAATAACATTAGATCCATATGTTTCTCTGTACCACCCACCTGCCTTTTGGAAATACATATCCGTAACATCGTCCTCAACTAATAAACCTGTTTCCGGATCAATAAAATTAGTTACAACCAAATTACCGTTTATTGGTGGTAAAGGGAAACCATTTTCATCGTAAGGTACATTATCTAAATTAACATCACCCGTATATAAGTATAATAATTTCTTTAACTCTTCTATTTCCAATGGTTTATCAACCATAACCACATATTCATCAAAATTAACTAAGGATTCTGGTGCCCCAATAAACCTAAATAAAAATTCTATTGCCTTTCTTGTTCCTTTACTTTTCCATAACCAGGCAACATTTAAAATTAATCTCCTATATAATTCAACATCTATTTCAGATTTTGTAAGATTTTTAGGTGAACCACTAAATTCACCTTCACCGTTACTAGGTAATAAAAGTTTACTAAATTTACTATCATCAATAAAATTAATAATATCTATACCTAACATATAGGCCAAATCTTTAACTAAAACATCTGGTACATTATTTTTCTTATCATACGTTACTACATGACCAAATTTAATACCGTTGATAAATTTTTTAACCTCATCAAACTCAACACCATAAATCCTAAGTAATTTTGTTGCCTTTTCACCATTTAATGTATAATCATCACTTTCTGATTTAGGTAACGTATCAAAACTATTTATTGCCTCAGTAGTATATTTTCTTACTATTATATCAGTAGAAGACCCATCTAAATTTTCACCTAATTCAGTAAGATTATCTAAATATGAAAGATAAAAAGTATCGAAAAAGTTTAGATTATACCCATCTTCTAAAATTGGGAATATTAATAGTTCTTTAGAGGTTAATAAAACACCATCATCAGTATATTTACTTGCAATATATTCAAATGTATATTTTGGGTATATGTTTCTGTTTAATATATTTCTTTGTAAATCGTCTAACCCTGAAAAGAATTTTTCAATTTCTTCTTCATTTGGTTTTATAAAATAAGGTATAGAGGCATCTATGTCACTATTTAAAAAAGAAAGTTGTGGTATAAATATACCTGTTAATTCAGGGAATGGATTACCTTCAACAACTATTTGAATGTCAGAATTAGTTGTTTGTGTTGCACCACTAACAAGTTTTATATTTTTAGTTATCCCATTATGTTCAATTACATAAGACCCATAATTAATAGTAAAATTCCTTAAAGGGTTACTATTATCTTCAGTAGGTGTAAATTTATGATCAATAGTGTAAAGTATATTATAAGGATTTACAAAATACTTACTATTAACTTTAAATGTTGATTCATCAGATGAAATGTCATATGTGTAATCTGTAATATTATTACCACTCACACTACCCACTTTATCGTCAACATATATTGCCGCAGGCCAATTATATTGTAATTCTAGTAAAGATGCCCTAATATATTCTTTCGTGGACCCATACCATATATAACTTAAGGGATTTGTAAGATCTACATTTAATTTAGCCTTAAGATTTTTTTCTATTTCTTGACTATTATTTAGTTCTATATCATCTAAAGTATAAAATTTAGATTTAGTGCCTTGTTTAAATAATATATCTGGTTTAGGGTCTAAATTAACACTAATTGAAAAATTACCATTGGTGAATAGGGTAGTACCCCCTTCACTAGTAAGTTGGAAACCTACTAAATCGGGACTAAAATTACGATATTCAATATTATCATTAAAAAATATCCTTTTTGCGTAACCAGGAATTTTTATTTTATTTTTAGCCATTTATTTTTTAAAAATTAGTTATATCATCAAAATCTTTAGTTGGGTCAATAGTAAATTTCTGTTCTCTAACCTCATATAATGGTTTTCCAGTAAACCTATCTTTTACCTCATAAAGATTATATTGTCTATAAATTTCGTTTCCAAAATTATATATAGTATAAATACCATCATCTAAAGATTTTGTTTGATTTGAGAATAATGCATAGGCTAAAGTTTCATCATCAAACTCAACCATCTCAACCTCTAACATAACTGGATTAAAAAATGTATTCGTTATAATAACCTGTTGTTGTGGGTTACCAATGAAAGGAATTGCATTAGGTTTTATTGAAGGTGCAGACGAAGGGGATACTGTACAAAAAACACTTGTGGAATTATCATTAAATGTATATGATTGTGATGCATTTGAATTTCCTTGATTTTGTGTAATAGGTAACGCCCTATTATTAGAAGTAATTATAGTGAAAAAATTTTGTATTTTATCTTGACCAGTACCAGTTTCTTCTTTAAGATATTCTATTCTATACCCTACTAAATTACTGTTTTCAAATTTATTTCTAAATTCTAAAGGAACTTTATTTATATCAAAAACAATCCCTTTTACGTCTTGGTTGTCTACTAAAACTGAACAGTCTTCTATTGTTGTACGAATTTGTTTTGGTCTTATTATTATGTTATAATAACCCTTACTCCCAAAAACTGATGTTGGTAATTTTAATGTATATAACCCACCAAATATTTCACTAACATTATTAGGGTTAGATGCAGGTATCAAGACTTCTGCGGGATCTAAAGGTATTAAATCAACACTAATTAATGATTCCCTTGTTGGGGTATAACTGTAAAAAATTTCTACATCTTCTACTGCCACATCTGCCTGTCTTATTGTTCCATAATTTCCTGTTGCCATATTTTTAATTTTATATTTTTATAAATCCACCTCTATTAGTATCAATATCATTTGTTGACTTTATTTCAGATAGTATCGCATGTCTTTCAAATATATCTGCAACACCTCTATTAATAAATACTACACTATTAACTTCTGGTTTAAAAACTACACCAAGGTAGTCTTCTTTTTTTGTAGAGGCACTAAGTGTTGTATTATATTGATTCATCCCACCATTTTTACTAACAAAATTAGTTTTTAAATATGAAATATCTCTACCATAGATATCCTTAGTTTTAAAAAATTCATTTTTAAAAGTAGTAAATTCTACCCCTGTATTTTCAATATTATTTTTATTTGCACCAATTTTATATATTATCTTTTCATTGTCTTCACTAATCACACCATTAAATACGTTATCATCAAAAGAAGTATTTAACCCAGGAGAATATATATCATTCCCTAAACTATCTTTTCTGTATGATTTAACTTGTTTTAAATAACTATCATCTGTTTCACCATCTACTATAGTTGGGTTAGTGTAGTAAAATTCAACTGGGGCACCTGCCAATCTACCATAAGTAAACCCATTAAACCCCTCTGGTTCTCCAATTAATTTTTCTTTTTTAGGTATATATGTATTATCTGTAAACATACCCATATCATCATATTCATGTGTTAAACATATATTTATATTAATTGTGTTTTTTATTTTATCCCCATTTACATCTAAAATGATATTACCATTTTCATCTATTTTATAATCAGGTATTTTACCATAATAATAATTAGGGTTATTTACATCAATAACTGTATTACCATCAGAGTCGGTTACCAAAACTGTTTTGGGTATATTTCTAACCGTATAATTTTCTAAATTTCTTTTTCTATATATAAACTTCATATCTATAAATATATTAAGGTGTAATTTGCCAAAATGTTAACGTTGGTATTGTACCATCTGAAGGGTTTAAATTAACTCCAGGTGGGACTTTATTTTGTTTAGTATTTGGTTCAAATCTATATTTATAGATACCATTATCATTTTTTAATGTAACTTTTAAATATATTATACCATTTTCACCTTCTAAAGTGTTTAGTTGTATGTTGTTTACATCAAAATCTTTTGAAGGTCCCAATTCGTAAACTCTACCATTTAAGGCATTATTAAATTGTAAAACTGCGTAAACTTCATATTCTTTATTTGGTGAACTATCAACTAAATCTTTAAACCAATATAAATGAAACCCTTCATGTATTTCATTAGGCTCTAAAACAGGGTCCCCCACCACAAAACTTATTGGTGATTGATTAACTGGTAATGGTAACCCTGACTCTTTTTCTTGTTGGTCTTTACCTATTTGTGTATACACATCAGTAAAAAATAATAAAACATTCTCACTACTTATTGGTGTATCATAAAATGAAAGTCTAAAAAAACTATTTGTAAATCTATTTGTTCTACAAAAAACATCATCAAACGAAAACCCTATGTCACTATAAACACCTGGTTCTGAACCTGTACCTCTATGTTCTGGACTACCATTATTAATAGTTTCAGGCGTATAAAAATTTAAATTAAATTTAAATTTTCTTATAATATCCCAATTATTATCCGCAGGTTTAAATATAAGTTTTTTAAAATCAATTATTGGGTTGATTGAATTTTGTACTTCTTCATCTACAAATTTACTCTGTATTAATTCTGCGTTATCTACAGGGAAAAAGTTAGTACCTAACGCAATGTTTATCGTACTACCTGTTCCCATATCCCTAATTAATATTTTTCGTTTATTAACATACATCATCAATATCTTTTTGTTTTAATAATGATAAATCTACACATCCCCCTGCAACATCTCTTGTTCCTAAATTGTAATCCCCAAAAAAAGAAACAAAATTTACAAAAATGTTTATTGTGTCAACACCATTATAATTTATTAAATCATTATTTGTCAATTTACTAGGACTAACATTACCAACATTATCAATACTTGATGCCCAATCACTTTCACTTTCAAATTCATAATTTAAATAAGTTGGTTCCGATAAATATGATAAAAATAAATCTTCATTTTCTGGTGGTACTTGTGAACCTAAACCTAATTTTTTACTTGTTATAGTAAATTCACAAGGGGGGTCTTGTCTTTGTAAATAATATCTTTCATTTAAATACATATAATGGGCACCACTTATAAAGGGGTACTCTACACCATCACCAATCCCATCAACTTCACCTATTTCTAATATATCTCTCCATTTATAAACATTTGTTGATAATTCAAAGGCATAATCTGGTATACCAAAAGATTTTTTCAATTCAACAATTTCATTAGGATTTGTTATGTTGTATTTATCCAAAATTGATTGGAAGTTAACTATAGGGTGTATATAATTAGAAAATTCCTTTATCTGTATTATATTAAATGGTGTATAAATATACCCTTCCCTTTTATTAACTATTTTTTCTCTATAAACAGTATTAAAACGATGATAAATATTTTCTAAAACCCTTTCTAATAATTCATTATCATTATACTCAATAATATCACCATCAAAAATTTCATCACTTTCATCTATGTTTTCATAATATAAAGAATTAATATAATTATCATCACCATAAGAACGAATATTATAGTTTACATTTTCATTTTTTTCTAAATCATACCCACCTACCATACTTGTCCAAAACCTATTATTATTTGGTGGGTCTAAATTTTTTTGTTGTTCTAACCAATATTGTGTATTTATACTATTTTGATCCGCATCATTATCATTTTTTAAAACCGTTAAATATAATTCTGTTAAAGGTCTACCTAAATTATCTTTTAAATCTTTTACATCAATATCTGTTTTAAAATTAAAGGCGGCAACATCATCAGTAAAATAAGAAGTCCCATATGCCGCAGGATATAAATCATAATCAGTATAATTTGTAGTTATAGATTTAAACCTCCTAATATAATATTTTGATTCTACACCTCTCACAACTCTTTTTATTGTTGAAACACCAATATTAAAATTAATCTCTTGTGGTTCAACATCAATTACAAATGACCTTAATTTATCATCGTTAGTTCTATTACCTACTTTTATAACCCTAAAAAATCTTTTGTTTAATTTTAAACTATTATCTAATGTATCATCAATAAAATTTAAAAGAGAAATGTTATCACCATCACTTAACCCATGATTCATTACAGTTTTAAACCCAGTATATAATCTACCATTTAATTCAATTGAAAATTTACTAATAATTGGAATACCATCATTTATTGTAATCCCTACATTATTCCTAACTAAAACAATATCATTTCTACTTTCAAATGGGTATGTTATTTTAATAAGATAATTAGGAATCCCATCACTATCTAAAAATTTTAACCTATCATACCCAGGATCAAATGGAAAAAATTCACATAAGGCACTTTTTCTATCATTACTTTGTAATGCATCTTCATCTATCTCATCATTGTAATAACCTATCCACCCATCTTTTTCAAATATATTACTAGAAAATATTTTTTTATTCAATATTTTCACACTTCCACCTTCGTCTAAACCTTCATAAATTTTAATGTTATCATTAAAAATTGGATTCGATATTAATGGGTTAATAACACCATAAAACCTATATATAGTACTTTCTTTTCTTTCCTTTTGGAATTGTTCGTATTCACTTACAGTAGTATCTATATCGTTTAATGGTAAAGGTTTATTAGTGTTCTCTAACCCTATCTGTAATTGTGTATTAACATTTACATTATTAGGTAACCTCTGATTATTTAATAAAATTTTATTTGTTTTTTCCATTATTATATTGATTTTACAGTAATAGTAACACTACCCATTATTATTATTACCACCTACAGTTACACTATTAATTAGTGTCTCACCCAAACAAGTTTTATATATTGTAAATTGATTTTGTGTATCATTATTAATATTAGGTGTATTATTAATATTTTGATTAACTTGTCCATCATTACCACCTAACCCTTGTAAGGTTACTTCATTTATTTTATCCGCAAAGAATTTAGATACTGTTTTATGTAACGCAGTCTTACCAGGTATTAAACCAAAATACATATAATATGGTGTTTGACTTCTATTAAATTTAATCCCTTTTATACTCACATCACCATTAATATCATCATCAATAAAGTCCTCATCACCATTTAATTGTGCAGTTTGTCCAAAATTTATTGTTGATGTGTTATTTGGGTAATTAATAAATCCAGAAGTTTGTCCCGGTGCCAAACCATAAAAATAATCTGTTTTAGTGTCTTCAATGTACCCACAACCATCTCCAGGGATAAATAAATCATTATCATTATATGTTGATACCACTTTAGTAGTAGAGTCATTAAATGGTATATCATATAGTAAATTACCACTAGTTAAATCTTTTAATCTTATTTCCGGGTAAGTTTCATATTTATTATCTGAAAATAAAGAACCTGGTATGTTATGGTGGAACGTTAGGTCAGTACCTTTATACCCATTAAATCTTCTACAAAAATATGATCTAAGTTCTTCATCATGATTAAACCTTACAAAACAATTACCTATTTCTATTCCCAAATCATTTTTATCTATAATGTCAACACCTATTTGTGAAGAATTAACACTCGCTAAAGTATTTTGACATACAACAGAAAAACAAGATAACTCTACATACGCCCTTAAATTTAATGTTCCATCCTTAGGTATATATTTTGTTACTTCTCTAGTTGTTGTATCCCCATCCACTGTGTCAGCCCCTACAACATAAGTCATATCCTCCGTACTAACTTTAAATGTTGTAGGTTCTAATTGGTCCATTATAAATGGTATGTCATCAATATCACAATATACACTACTACCTAATTCCATAATTGTTGTAGGTAAGATTATATTAGATTTATATTCATCCTCACTATATGCCTTATCCCCCACTGGAATATAAGGTGTATAATATATATCACTATCATTCCATGATATTAAACCATGACCTATATCAGTTTTATAATTATTAAATTCTGCATCATTACCACCAAAAATAGTTATTAATCCACCATTTTTATTTCTACAAGGGGCAACACCATTAGTACCACATGTAGGTTCACAAGTACCACCACAGTTACCTTCATTTGTAGATGTTAATCCACTATCATTATCTGTTACATCACTAGCGGTAATTTTTGCATCGTTTGTACCAAAAATATTTTGATTTAAACTTTCTGTATTACCACTAATAGGTGGACCATTACAATCTAAAGTTTCTTTAAAATATTCACTTCTTTCCATTAACCTTGTATTTCTACAAAAATTAGTATGGTGACCATGACCCCCTACGTTTTTCCAGTTTTTATTACCATTAATATCTCTAATTTCTATGTAATTTGGTTTACTATGTGGTGTACCTAAAAATCTACTTTCTTTTGTATAATTTATGTTTTGACTATTCATTAAGTTTTCAAAATCATTATAATTTGAAAATTTAATATAACAAGTTTCTTCATCTTCATTTTTACCTTGTAATATTAATTCTTTAACTGCCAAATCTAGATTATCTATTTCTAGATCATTATCAGGTGTACCATACCATTCAGTTGAAATATTAGGGTGTATGTTTGCCCTACACCCTGAAAACTCAACACTTTGTTCACCACTCATAAAAATTCTCCATTGAAAATACCCATCCTCATCTTGAAAATTATTTTCAAAATTATATATACTATCAATATCAAAAAACAATATTAAACCACCAGTTAAAATACTTGCAATTACACCTTCAGGTCTTAAACTTTCTATTATTCTACAATCATAATCACAAAATTTATCTCTCTTTAATTGTCCAAATCTTCTTCCCTCTTTTTTTAATTTATATAATCTTTTAATAAGTGGGAAATATAGTGACCCACCTACCCAATCGTTATAAAAATCAAATTTTAACATTTTTAAATAAACCGCAACCGGTTCTAATAAACAAGATACCCAATCTTTTATTACGGGTGTTTGTAACCCACCACAATTAATACAAGAAAATGGAACAACATATGGGTCATTACATTCACCTGATGCAAATGGTGTTGGTATCAATGTTACTATTGATGCAAGTCCAGGTTCATCAGGACATCTAAGTGGTATAAGTGGTATTTTACCACAACAAGTGTCACAACAATCATTACCAACCCCACAAGATGTTGTGTCAAAATCACCACATGAAAAATCGTCTTGAGGGTAATCTGCACAAATATTACTACAATTTTTACATAAAAGTCCACCAAAAATACATCTAAACTCTAAAGAAAAACATGTTAATAATATTGGTCCCCACCAACCCTCATCTGCGGCACAGTCACCAAACTTATTCACACAATAACAGTCACAAGTCCCCCCATAATTACTGGCCGCATCGCATTCACCCTCAATACAAACACCTAAAGGAAATTTAACATTACAAATTTCAGTAACTAAACCATTAATAATATTTAAAATACCATTAATAATACCTATTGCATGACCAAATACTGTTACAATTATACAAATAATTGCATAAATAACATTAAACCTTGCATCAATTCTATTAAATGGGAATTTATTTACACCTTCCGCATTATATGAGTCTTTAATACCAATAAAACTTCTAACGTCATCACCATTTATTTTTTGGAATCTACCAATATATTGTTTTACTGTATAAACTTTTTTCCATCTAAACGGAAAAAATTCATTAAGATAATTATATTGATTCCTTAAATCGTCTTCATAAGGTGTGTCTTTATTTAATGTTGATAATTGTCTATTAATAGTAAAGTCGTCACTATTTCTTAAATCTTTAGAACTGTATGGACCAAAATTAAAATTATTATTAGTATTAGGGACTAAAAATTTCGCCCTTTGTGTAAATTTTTTATCAGTTGTTGTTGAATCCATAGATATTCTAAACCTATAATCCCCTTCGGTGGCAACACCTTTGATACCATCAGGTGAAGGGACTAAATTACCAAATTCATCAGTAACAACCTTTCTAATATTCATAGGAACTAATACTGACCAATTACCATTATCGTCAATACTATTATTATTAAAATTAAAAGTTTCTATTTTACCATCAACAGTTCTTCTTATCGCCTCAATTACACCACCACCAGTAATTAACTCACTCATCAACCCCATTCTACGACTAACATCACATTCTTTACTTAAAAAATCACCTTCATCATCAGATATAATACTACCAGTAAAAATGGCATTGGGTATTAATTGTATATCATCAATAGAAATATCTAATCTATTAATACCTAAAGGACTACCGAAATTTAAACTATCACACCAATAAGGTTCTACTCTAATTGGAATATTATCAGTTATAATTTGATTTAAACTATCTATATTATTAGATGATTTAAATTTAAAACTATTTTCAAATAACTCTTCACTAAACCCTTGTGAAACCATCTCATATGGTCTTATTGATAAAAAACCAATATCACTAACATCCATATCATAATGTAATATTTGGTTACCAAGTGGTACACCAAATAAAATATAATCCCCTGCCTCATTTGTGGTAGTGGTATATTTATAATACTTTTCATATACTTCTAGAATAGTATTATCATCTAATATTTCTCTTTTTTTAGGGAATGAACCTACGGGGGTGTGATCAAAACTTTGTTTAGTTTTTGGTAATAAATTATATCTTAAACCTCTACTATTTTTTTCACTTGGAAATGGTTGGGTATAAGGATATAGTTCAGAAATTACAGGGTCTTCTAGGTCTAAATCATCAACAGGTACAAATATAGATACTTTTACATTTGGCACACCAAATCCATTATTAACTATAACCCTACCTGCAACAACACCATATTCAGAACAAAAATTTTGATAACTCTCATTTTGTGAAATTTTTAAACTTAAAATCTCTAAATGGTCATAATTCTGATTAAGATCAACATTAACTTTTAAATAACCATTATCCTGTCCGGGTGTTGTCCTAATTCTATATGATTTAGACATTTATTCTTCACTTTTTTCATTATTATTTTGTTCATAAACTTCAATATCTAACAATTCACTACCCTCTTTATAATCACCATTTTTTTCAAATTGTTTTTTTCTTTTCTTGAGTTCGTATTTCTTCTTAATTTCTACATATTTATACACCATTTTTTTAAATAAGTTACTAAACATATTACTTATTTTATTAAATGATTTTGGTAAGAAAAACATTACAAAAACCTGACCTAATAAAACCATTAAAATTAATGGTAGTGTTATTAAAACCGCAAAAAACGCAATTAATTTTATGAAAAAATTACTGGTGGCGATTTGTTCTATTAATGAGTTTTCATTAATATTATTATTGTTATCAGATTTATTATCTGTTTTTTTTTGTTTACACGTATTACATCCCATAATTAATTATATTTTATTTAAAATTAAATATTTTTTCTAAAAAGTAACTATTATGAGGTAGAAATAGTTACTTTTATATCTTTGTTAGGGAATTTAATTTCAAACATTGAGTTTGGGGACCCAAATAACGTATATTTCCCTAATAAATCTATTTGTTTAGTATCTTCATCTATATATGGTTGTGAGATTTCATTTAATGAATATTGTCCATTTTCATTAACTTTATTAAATACTCTTAAATCTGTTACATTTAAAACCCCACCAACATTATTTATATTTTCTACTAATTGTGATATATAAACATTATCCCCCATATCCCATTTATTTATATTAAAATATTCAGTTATTGAATTTATAACTCCAGAAATAACATTACCTTTTGGTGTTCCCTTATCCGCAAATATATCAACTTCAAACCCTAAATTTATTACTCTACCATTTTTAATGGTTATATAATCATTTAACATTCTATAATCTGCCAAATATTCCGCAATATTTTCTTTTAATGTTGAAGTCGCCTCACTGGTTAATTTACCAATACTATCTAACGCCAAAACATATACAACAATTTTATTTCTTTCTTCTAATACACCAGTTCTAAAGGGTACACCAAATTTACCATCCATTAATGGTACTCTACTTTGATAATCTTTTATTGTGACACATCTATTTTGAGATGAAAAATTATATCTAACTAAATTTCTTATTTCATCTATAGAGGGTTGTTCCTTACCACCCAACGCAGGTATTGGGTTATTCACACTTATACTATTTCTAATTGTACTATTTATTGCCGAATTATCTCCATTTATAACAGTACTAATAGTTCCTAAAGAAGTTATAGTGTTAGGTCCTATGTTACTATCTTCACCACCACCTACTCTATATCTAACATACATTGTACTACTTGGTGATGGTATTTCACCTAACGATAGATTATTTATTTTTTTACCAATACTATCTATCTGTCCTCTACAACCAACAAAATCATTTAATTCTGTTATGTCTGATTCACCTGCACCAAATATTATTTTAGTGAAACCATTATCAGTATATTCTTTTATAAATCTTTTGGGGGAGTTCTTCCACTTACCAACAACAATACCTTCTCTATCAGAAACTGTATTTTCATCTTGAATGTAAATTTGTGATTGTGCCAATGCAGGTACTTCATAAAAATTTAAATCAAAAGTATTAAATTCTTCTTCTGTCGGTGAAGTTGTTAAATTAGTACCTTCTTTAACAATTATGTTTTCTACAGATAAAACATTGTCCTCAGGTAATATAACCTCAAAAAACGCCTTAAAATCTTCAGTATTTAAAGTTCTTTTATAAATTTTAGTGAAACCATTTATCATGATTTCTCTCTTAGTTAAAGAATAATTCTGTATTATACCACTCCCATCAATATTAGGGATGATTAACCTATTTGGTATACCACCAGTTGCGAATGGTGATGAGAAATCACAATCTTCTTGTAATTCAAAAACTTTACCTGCCCCTAATGATTGTGACCCTTTAAGTATTCTAGGTGCATAACTTTCATCAAAACTATCCCCTTTAACTGGTATATTGGTGACTGTCCAGTCAACTATTGTAATACTGGGTCTTTTTCCTGGTATATTTAAACCAAAAGTCCTTGCCAATTCTAATACTGAAGATCTCTCTTGTGCGTAATTAATTTGTGTTTCATTAAACATCCTATCAGTATGAAATGATAACATATCACCTACTGCGGCATTTAACTCTAATAACATCATACCCACAGAGGCATCATTAAAATCTGAAAATGTTTCCGGATAATATTTTTGTATAAACTGTATTAATTGTTGTCTAACATCGGAGAAATTCCTAGCGTTATAATCAATTTTCTTTGCCATATTTTAAAATGTTAATGTAACTGTATCAGTACTACTAAATGTACCTTCAGTAACGGTATAACTTAATTCTACTATTATTAATTCTTCTATCACATCATTTTTAAATGAAATATTATTAACTATTAAATTAGGAATATATTGTTTTATTGTTTCATTTAAATTATTTCTAATTTGTTCATGTGTTATATCATCATTAGGTTCAAAAATATATTTCTTAAGATCACTCCCAAAATTAGGGGCATATAATCTCTCCCCTTTATTTGTTAATAAAAGATGTAATAAATCTGCCCTTATTGCATCCCTGTCTGTTTGATTTAATTTAAAATAAAAACCTTTATTACTGTCACTAAAAGGGAAGTCTATGTTTATATATCTAGTTTTAGCCATTTCTATATAAATATTGTACTATTATTTTTTTATAAGGAAATAATGATATTAAAAAATAAAGTCCCTATATATAAAAAAGATATTGAAAAAATTCAATATCTTTTATAATACTTTATTATTTTTATTTTTTTTTTTAAAAATATAACGCACACATAAAGAACGCAAAAATTAATATAACTACCATTTTAATAATTGTTCTATATGGTCCACTATGCCAAATTTTATTTTCTATATCATAAACATAACCATTAACCCATACCTCACCATCTGTTATAGTTAAAAAGGGGTATTTACCTCTAACATGTTTGGGTACTTTATGTTCAATATTGTTAATAAAAATTATATCCTCCCCAGGGTAATAGACATCTAAACCATCTTGGTTTATATTAAACATCTTTTAGATTTTATCTAATTGTTATTTGTTTCAAGTTCTATCAATTTATCTAGATACTCTTTGGCCTTTTTTAAATCTTCTATACCATTCTTATATTTCCATCTTGTAACATATTTTATTATGTTACCCTCATAGAAACTTAAGTTATGTGAATGGGCGTAATCCCACATTTCTATACCATTATTATAGTATTTTGGGTGTTTTATCTTTTCCATTATTTTAGAAATTTATAAATTGATTCTGACAGTACTTCACCTAAACCTATAGGGACACTATTACCTACTTGTCTTGATTGTTCTGATTTACTACCTAAAAAAATAAAATCATCAGGATACCCTTGTAATCTAGCCATTTCACGTATAGTTATTCGTCTATTTTCAGTAGGGTGGTAATAATGGTCACAATTATTATGTACAATAGTATAACTTTCTTTTTTTCTATGTAACCTTCTCATTGCCCTTTTTAAATCACTATTATTATGAAGTTCTGGTGGACAATCTTTCATAGACCCACCTTCAGGGATATATTTTATCCTTTTTGAATTTAATTCACTTAATTTCCCTATTTTATGGTTAAAATCATTTTTGTTTATAGATTTATATAAAACTTTCTCTGTTGTAATATAATTACTTTTATTATGTGTTTTACTGGGGAAAATAAATTTCTTTTTTATGTCATCCCTAACACCAATAATAAACACCCTT